GGGGATGCTGCTGGCTAGGCTGGTGAAGGCGGGGATTGTTTAACCAAGGAGTGATGATGAAACGACGCAACCTTTTGGGCGCCGCCATTGGACTGGCGACCGCTCAATTGCCTTCATATGGGCAAACCAAATTCACGAGCGGACTGACGCCATACCGCCATTTTGCGAGGTTCGAGTGGACATATTTTGGCAATGGATGTTCCCTCATGTGGGACGGCGCACGGTGGCATCACCGCTCCGGCCCCGGCTACGTGAAATAACTTGTTTCAATTCTCCTGTTTTAATTGTTGAGCGACCATTACATAATTCACCTCGGACGGCGTAGCTGTCCCCAAAATCCCAGCCGCCCCTTGAGCAATCATCGGGCGGCTTTTTCGTTTCCGCTGGGCTCAGGCACACGTCTTCTCCGACACCTCCATCCTTGGCCTGACGCCCAGCGACCCTATCCCTCCTCATCCTCTAGGGCTCCCCCGCAGTTGCCATCTGAGGATTTTCCCGCCCCTCCGGTTTAGGCCGAGAGGGGCGTTTTCTTTGTGGAGTCCGACATGAAGAAGTCCAAAGGCAAGAAACCGCCGAAGCGCTGCTAAGTCAGCTTTCACTAACAGGACTACGCCCGTGAGGGAGGTCTAAATGGCAGCACGTCTCAACAAACTTCACAGCAAAGAAATCCGGGCCAAGATTCAGGCAAGTCAGCTCATAAATGTCTTGCAGGCGCACGCACTTAGCGGCGAGGGCGAGATTTCGCTGACCCGCATGAAGGCTATCGAGATTCTGTTGCGCAAGTCGGTGCCGGACCTGTCTGCGGTCAGCATCAGCGGCGACGAAGAGAATCCGATGCAGCACATTCACCGCATCGAGTTGGTGCCGCTTGCAAGCAGCAAGAATTGAGCTTCCCAACAAGCTGATCCCCGTATTCGTCGGGGAAGCGGATGTAAGAGGTTCCCACGGCGGACGAGGCTCGGGCAAAACCCGCTCGTTCGCCAAGATGGTTGCGGTCAAGGGCTATCAGTACGGCATGCAGGGGATATCCGGCATTCTGCTTTGCGCCCGCCAGTTCATGAACAGCCTGGACGATTCCTCGCTGGAGGAATGCAAGCGGGCGATTGAGGAAGAGTCTTTTCTCGCGTCGTACTATGAGATAGGCGACAAGTACATCAAGAGCCGGGATGGGCGCATCCAGTTCGCCTTTGCTGGCTTGGATCGCAACATCGCCAGCATCAAATCGAAGGGACGATTGCTCCTGTGCTGGGTGGATGAAGCTGAGCCGGTGACTGACCTGGCCTGGACGACGTTGGAGCCGACGCTTCGGGAAGAAGGCTCGGACTGGAACGCAGAGTTGTGGGTGACGTGGAACCCGGCGCGCAAAGGCTCGGCCACCGACAAGCGGTATCGGAACTCGAAAGACCCGCGCATCAAGGTCGTTGAGTTGAACTGGCGGGATAACCCGAAATTCCCCGCGCTCCTTGAACGAAAGAGGCAGCGCGACCTTACTGAGAGGCCGGAGCAGTACGACCACATTTGGGAAGGCGGCTACGTCACAGCCGTTGAAGGCGCGTACTACGCCAAGCATTTGGCCGAGTCCAAAGCACAAGGCCGGATCGGACGCATTCCTTTTGACCCACTGATGGCGGTGAGGGTCTTCTGTGACCTTGGGGGCACGGGACAGAGGGCTGATGCTTTCACGATGTGGCCCGCTCAGTTCGTCGGAAAAGAGATTCGAGTGCTTGACTACTACGAGGCGCAAGGCCAGCCAGCGGCAACGCACCTTGCATGGTTGCGTGAACGTGGCTGGGGGCCTGGCAAGGCGGACATCTGGCTACCGCATGACGGCGACCAGCAGGAAAAGACGGTTGATTCATCCTGGCGCAAAGCCTTTGAAGCGGCTGGCTATCACGTTGACGTGGTGCCCAACCAAGGCAAAGGAGCGGCGAAGCAGCGCATTGAGGCGGCTCGCAGACTGTTCCCGCGCATCTGGTTCAACGAGGAAACGACCCATGGGGGGCGTGAAGCCCTCGGTTGGTATCACGAAAAGAAGGACGACGAGCGCGGAATCGGCCTCGGTCCCGAGCACGATTGGTCAAGCCACGGAGCCGATGCGTTCGGCCTGATGTGCGTGGCCTACGAAGAACCCAAGGGCGCTTTGAAGCCCATCAAATATCCCAAGAGTGGCGTCATATGACCTTCTCCTTTCGGCGCTTCCATGACCCGAAAGACTTGCGCGAGCAGTACCTCATTGAGGAGCGCGACGGAAGCGGGCAGCTCACTCGTCAGTACCGCGTCCACGGAGATGCGGAGTACGCCCAACGGCACATTCAAGAACAGATCGAGCTGGCCAAGAAAGCGCCAGTTCGCCGCCCGAACCTAGGAGTCATCTAGTGAGCATTGCTTCGCAACAACGCCTGAAGGACCTGGAAGCGCTAGTAGCCCAGCTCCGCGCCGCTGTTGCCGATCAAGAGCTGCGCCTGTCGAAGATCGAGCAAGCGCGTAAACCAGGCCCGAAGCCCAAGGACAAGCGATGAGCGACAAGGATTCGGAACTCGTCACGGCCATTGAGCAGTACGAGGGCGAGTCAGAGACGTTCGGCGCACTCATGGAGGAGCGCATCAAGTCGCTGGAGTACTACCAGGGCCGACCGCTGGGCAATGAAGTCGATGGCCGCTCCCAGGTCATCTACCGCACTGTCTTTGACACGGTGGAATGGATCAAGCCTCAGCTTGCGGACATTTTCACCTCGGGCGAGGACATTGTTTCGTTCACACCGCGCGGCCCTGAGGATGTGGCTGGCGCACAGCAAGAGACGGACTACACGAACTGGATCATCACGGAGCGCAATCCGTGGTTTGACATTTTCCTTGGCTGGGCGCATGACGCCCTTGTCCAGAAGGTTGGCTACGTCAAGGCCTATTGGGACGATTCTGAGGATGAGGTAACGGAGAACTACCGCGACCTGACGGAAGCGGAGTTCCAGAACCTGCTCCAGAACAAAGACATTCAGATCACCGACCTGCAAGAAAAGGCCATTGGCTTCGATCCGTCCGGGCTGTACGTCGAGAAGACCTACACGGTCAAGATTCAGCGCACGAAGCCGAACAACGTTGTCCGCATCGTCAACATCGCCCCGGAGAACACCCGGGTTTCGATCAACGCCCGCAACCTGTCGCTCCAAGACCCGCGCCTGGACTTCTTCGAGCATCGTGAGCTGAAGACCATCTCCGAGCTTCGGCAAGAGGGATTCGACGTTGACGACGACATTTCGGACGGCGGGACCTCGGCAGACGACTACGAAGGGGCTCTGCGCGACCCGGACAACCCGCTAGGCGACTTCGCCGGTGATTCGACGCCTGCCGATCCGTCCATGCGCCGCGTGTGGGTGCGTGAGGTCTGGATTCGCTACGACAAGAACGGTGACGGCAAGGCCGAACTCCTGCACGTGTTCGTGGTGGGCACGACTGTCCTGTCCTGCGAGGAAACGGACCATGTAGGTGTCGTGGCGCTGTGCCCGATGCCGCAGCCTCACCAGCATCACGGCTTCTCCATCGCCGATGCAGTGATGGACCTCCAGAAGATTCAGACAGCCTTGCTTCGCGGTGCGCTGGACAATCAGTACCTCGCCAACAATGGCCGGTACGGCATCAACACCAAGACCGTCAACCTCGATGACATGCTCGATAGCCGGGCTGGCGGGGTGGTGCGGGTGGATGGAGAGGTCAGCAATGCCTTCTTCCCGCTAACGCACCCAACCAATGGGCAGGTTGCTATCCCCATGATGGAGTACATGGAGAAGGTTTCCCAGCGCCGCACGGGTGTGACGGAAATGTCCCAAGGGCTGGACCCCAACGCCCTGAACAACCAGGCCGGGGCCAATGCCAACAGTTCGATGATTACGGCAGCGCAACAGCGTATCCGCTTCATCGCCCGGACGTTTGCTGAGACGGGTGTTCGCAACCTGTTCCAGTTGGTGCATATGCTTTCGCTCCAGCACTCCCGCGAGGAGGAGCTTGTGGAGATGCGCGGCCAGTGGGTGCCGGTCAATCCCCGGGAGTGGGTCAAGCGCAAGGACATGCGCGTAGCCCTGACGCTGGGAACGGGTGACAAGCCACAGCAGATCATGATGCTGCAACAGATCGGCATGGCGCAGAAGGAAGGTCTTGCTATCGGCATTACCAAGCCGCAGAACCTCTATTACACCGCGACGAAGCTCACGCAGCTCATGGGCCACCGCGACACGTCGCAGTTTTGGGTCGATCCCGGCCCGAACCCGATGCAGCCTCCGAAGGACCCTAAAGTCCAGATCGAGGAGATGAAGATTCAGGATGGGCAGCAGCGCTTCCAAGCCGAGACGCAGCGTGACCTCCAGTTGAAGACGCTGGACAACCAGGCTTCGACCGAGCAGAAGAACCTCGAACTCCAGCTACAGGCCGCGAACGACCAGCGGGACGCAGAGCGAGAGCTTGCGCGCGCTGGCTACGAGCATGAACAGAAGATGGCCGATATTGCCTCCCGGGAGCGCATAGAGGCAGAAAAGCTGGCGCACGACCGCTGGAAGACGGAGCTTGAGGCCACTGTGCAGTTGGAGACAGCGCGCATGAGCCAAGAGACAGCCGTTCACAACAACCAAGTCAATGCCGCCGCCAAGGCTCAAGCTGCCAGCCAGAAGGATGCCAATGCCAAGCCTTGAGGAAGATATCCGGCGCGGCCAGAAGGCCGAGGAAATCATCAATCACGAGCTTGTGCAGGAAGGCTTTGCCCACATCGAGGCCGAGCTATTCGCCAAGTTTAAAGAGCTGAGCCCGAGCGACGAGAAAAACATCTTGTTCGTCAAGCACATGCTCTACATGCACGGCAAATACAAGGAATTCTTCCACCAGGTCATGGTCAACGGGAGGTTGGCCAGCGTGAACCTGGAGGCGAAAAAGAAGACGCTGAAGGAGCGAATTCTTGGCTGAAAATGGCGCTCGCCTAAAGAAGTTCCTGACCGATCAGGAGGAGGCCGTGCAGCTTGCACGTGCCATGCCGTACGGCAGCAACGCACTCCGCATAGATGCCGTGAACGTTGCCCTCTCCCTTGCTCATTCAAACGCCGTTGCCTGCGACAAGGTAACGACGATGACGGAACTCATCAAGAACGCAGCCGCTGCGGAGAAGTTCTTGAGCGGCGAAAGTTAGACGGCTGACGACACCCAGCCACTAAGACGGGCCTTCGGGTCTGTTTTTCATTGGTGCCACTGATTGCCGGATAACTACCGGCCACATCACATGACGCAAGAGACTACGCCGCAAGTTGCGGAGGTCAACAGCGGGATTTCCGAGGCAGATGCAGCCTCAGAGATTCTGAAAGCAATGGGCGTTGGCAAAGAGCCGCCCGCCGAGGAGCAATCCACGGATGAAACCGAGTCCACGGAGGCCGATGAGGCTACAGCCGAGGAAACGGGGGAGTCCGAGGGTGACAGCGCCGAGGAAAGCGAAGAATCCGAAATCGACGTAGCCGGGGAGAAGTACAAGGTCCCGGCGCAGTTTGCGGAACAAGCGAAGATCATCGAGGCCAAGGTCAAAGAGATTGAGGCCGGGGCGACTCGCAAATTCCAGGAAGCCGCCGAAGTCAGGAAGTTCGCAGACGCCCAAGTCGAGCATGCCAAGGCGCTCGCCCAACTGTCGGAGGTGGAAGTCGGCCTTGTGGCCGACGCTACAGCGATTGGGCGGCGTTTGAACCAGCTCATGAGCATTGACGTTGCTGCACTCGCGGAGCAAGACCCCGCGCAGCTCGCAAGGCTCACCGCCGAAGCCCAGCAACTCCAATTTGCGCAAGCGCAGATCGGCCAGAAGCTGCAAGCCGCACGCGCTGACACCACCAAAGCCAAGGACGCCGCTGTCGAACAGCGCATGAACTACCTCGGCGGGTGGGCCAGCAAGAACATTTCGGGGTGGTCGGCTGACTACAGCCAAACCCTCCTTGAGTTCAGCGTGAAGGAACTCGGCGCAGACCCCGCAGCCTTGCGGGAGGTCATGAGCGAGCCTGTGCTGAAGGCTCTGGACCTCGCCTACAAGGGCTGGAAAGTTCAAAAAGCCGATCCGAAGGCCAAACAGGTGCAGAGCAGCAAGACGCTCAAGCCGGGTGGCGCGGGTCAACAGAAAACCAACGTGCAGAAGACGGCTGACACCGCCGTTCGCCGGTTCGCGCAGACCCGAAAGGTCGATGACGCGGGCGCGGCAATCTTTGCACGAATGCAGGCCGCGCGAAAGCGGGGCTAAGGAACCAACATGGCACAAGCAACCGGAACCACGGACACCTACGACCTGATCGGCATTGCCGAGGACGTGGAGAACATCATCTTCAACATCTCGCCCACGGATACCCCGGTGTTCCAGGTGGCGAAGAAGAAGAAGGCCACGAACACCAACCACCAATGGCAGACCGACAGCCTTGCCGCTGCCGCCGCCAACCGCGCGATTGAAGGTGACGACAGCACCTATGCGACCGCCGCGCCGACCACGATGCTCTCCAACCGCACGCAAATCGCGAAGAAGTCGGTGATGGTGTCGGGCACCGCTGACGCAGTGCGCAAGTACGGTCGCGCGGAGGAATTCGCGTATCAGATCGCCAAGCGCGGCAAGGAAATCAAGCGCGACATGGAATTCGCCATCACGCAAAACCAAGCCTCCTCGGCTGGCGGCTCCGCGACGGCGCGCTCCTCGGCGGGCCTGGAGTCCATGATCGCGGGTAACCGCATCCTGCCGACGACCTCCGCCACTGGAACGACCCCCGGCTACGCCAGCGGCGACTGGGCGGCTCCCACGGATGGCACGGCGACCGGCGCGGGCTCTACCCTGTCGGAAACCTACCTGGTGCAGGCTCTGGAAGCTGCATGGACGGACGGCGGCGACCCGTCGAACATCTACCTCGGCAGCTACAACAAGCGCCAGGTGGCCACGTTCGGCGGCGCGACGAAGTACGCGGGCTTCTACAACCCGAACCAGAAGGCCGCGCAGGGCATGGTGATCGGCGGCGTGGACCTCTACGTCTCCGACTTCGGCGAACACAAGCTGATGCTGGACCGCTTCATGCGCGCCCGCACGGTGCTGTGCATCGACCCGGAGTACATCTCCATGGCCTGGCTGCGCCCGATCAAGTTCGAGGAGCGCGCCAAGACGGGTGACGCCACGCGAGGCGAGCTGCTGTGCGAATGGACGCTCGTTCTGGACAACCCGGACGCGCACGCCAAGGTGCAGGACCTGTTCTCCGCGTAATCGACTGGGGCGGGCTGAAAGGTCCGCCCCTTTCCACATGCTCAAGGAACACGATGCACTCACCGGCCTGACCACAACGGTCAAGTGCGAGGACGGGCAAATGCGGGTGAACTACTCGCAGGACAACACGGAGTTGTACGAGCGCCTGCAAAAGCTGCGCAATGCTGAGGACTACAGCAAGCAAGGCATCAAGAACAACCTCTGGCACGCTATCACGATCTCGCCCGCTGACTGCATGAAGCTGATCGTGGAAGACGGCATCGACCCCTACACCTGCTCTGCGAAGGAGCTGCGCCAGCACCTGACGCGCAACCGCAGCAAGTGGGGCCATCTGTTCGCAACGGCTGGGCAAGTTTGAGCCAGTACACAGAGATTCAGGCGCTTCTGGACGATGATCCAGATGAGGCGCACCGCCGCTGCCGGATAGTGCTCGATGCGAATCCGGACGATCCGCTGGCGCTTTTCCTGATCGGCTCGATTGAGGCTCGTTGCGAGCGCTTCGGGCTGGCCTACAACATCTTCCAACGTGTCGTATCGCTCAAGCCCGAGCGTGCGGAGGCATGGAACAACGTAGGGATGGCGCTTGAGGGCATGCACATGCCAGAGAGGGCGCGCAAAGCCTTCATGGAGGCCTGGAGCCGTGAGAAGGCGGCTGGATACGCGGCGAATGTCGCCCTGACGTACCTTGAAGAGCGCAAGTACGCTCAGACGCTCGAATGGTGCGCCAAGGCGTTCAAGCTGGACCCGAATCACCCGGGCGCGAAGACGCAATTCGGCATGGCGAGCCTGGCAACAGGGAATTGGAAAGACGGCTGGCCCGCGATGGCACATGCGCTGGGCAACAAGTTCCGCAAGGAGACGGCCTACGGCGATGAAGTCCGCTGGGACGGCTCGAAAGGGCAAACCGTGGTGTTTTACGGTGAGCAGGGATTGGGCGATGAGGTCATGTATGCCTCTTGCATCCCTGACGCCCTCGAGCATTGCGGCAAGGTGATTCTGGAGTGCGATCCGAGGCTGGAAGGGCTGTTCAAGCGGTCTTTCCCGAAGGTTCATGTGTACGGCACGCGCAGGCAGAACGAAGTGGCTTGGCCTGCCGAGCATCAGATTGACGCGCGCTGCCCGGTCGGCCAGTTGCCCGAGTTCTTCCGAGAGACGCCGGAGAGCTGTCCTGGCACGCCGTATCTTGTGGCTGACCCGGAACGCCGCCTTCAGTGGCGGGCTTTGATGGATTCGTGGGGCAAGCGGCCCAAGATCGGCATTGCCTGGTCGGGTGGCTCGAAGCACAACAACCCGGAAGCCCGGGATATGGGCCTTGAGGCATTCCGCCCGCTGATCGAGTCAATGGACGCCGATTGGGTGTCGCTGCAATACAAGGACCCGAGCGAGGAAATCGCGCAGACGGGCTTGCCGGTGAGGCACTACCCGAGGGCTACCCTCACGAACGATTACGACGACACGGCGGGGCTTGTGGCCGAACTGGATTTGGTCATCGGCCCGCATACCTCGGTTCATCACCTGGCCGGTGCGCTCGGCGTGCCGTCCCTCATCCTGGTCCCGACAAAGACCATTTGGATTTACGCGCTGGACAAGCTGCATTGGTACAGCACGGCAACGCTCGTTCGGCAGTCTGGAACGTGGAAAGAAACCATTGAACAAGTCGCAACCCATCCGGCTTTACACGGGCTTTGATGACCGTGAGGCGGTCGGCTATCACGTCTTCTGCGCGTCCGTCATTGAGCGCGCCACTGTGCCGGTGCAGTTCTGCCCGCTGACGACGAAGGTGAGTCAGGGCATTGGTCAGCGCGACGGAACGAACGCTTTCACGTACAGCCGCTTCCTGATCCCGTACCTTGAGAATTTCGAGGGATGGGCGATTTTCGCGGACGGGGCGGACATGCTGTGCCTTGCGGACATTGCGGAGCTTGCCAAGCTGTATGACCCGTCCAAGGCTGTCCAAGTTGTGAAGCACGAATACCGCACCAGCAATGCGAGGAAGTACATCGGGACCGCGATGGAGGCCGATAACGCCGACTACTCGCGCAAGAACTGGAGCAGCCTCATGCTCATCAACTGCGCGCATTACGCATGGCGGCAAATGCGGCCGGACGCCGTTGCGGAACTGCCCGGCTCCTACCTGCATCGCTTCGGGTTCATCGAAGACCGCTACATCGGATCGCTACCCGGTGAATGGAATCACCTGGTTGGTGAGTACGCCGTAGACCCGGACGCCAAGATGCTGCACTTCACGCTGGGCATCCCGGCGATGAAGCATTACAAGCACTGCGAGGGTGCGCCTGAGTGGTTCTCCCAGCGTGACAAGGTGCTGGCGGCATGCTGATTTCCGAAGCCTACCGTCACGAGCAGGAAGCGTTGCACGCCAAAGGCAACTACGGCACCGCATCGCTCCAGTACGGCGAGATTGTGTCTTCGCTGATCGAAGGCACGAAGGCCAAGACCTTGCTGGATTACGGCTGTGGCTCGATGCAGAACCTGAAAAAGGTTCTTGACTGCGATGTTCTGTACCTCGGCTATGACCCGGCTGTCCCGGAGTTCTCGCAGAAGGCCCCGAGCGACTTTGTGACGTGCATCGACGTGCTGGAACACATCGAACCCGATCTTCTGGACAACGTACTGGACGATCTGTTGATGCTCACCGAAAAGTGGGCGTTCTTCACGGTCCACACGGGTCCCGCGATGAAGATTCTTTCGAATGGCCGCAATGCTCATCTTATCCAAAAGCCTGCCTCCTGGTGGCTCCCGAAGCTGATGCAACGCTGGGAGCTGTGGCAGTTCCAACGTAACGCTCAGGGCTTCAACGTCCTGCTGAGGGCGCGATGACTGTCACAAACTACACCGATTTGCAGTCCGAAGTGGCCGCGAACAGCAATCGCTCGGACCTGACTGCCCGCATCCCGACCTTCATCCAAATGGCCGAAACGGAGATGCAGCGCGAGCTGAAGATGAGCGAGTTCGAGGCGACCGCGACCATTGCTGTGACTGCCGGTTTCGGCACGCTGCCCACGGGCTTTGTTGGCGCACGATCAATGTACTGGGACGGCGATCTACGCCAGCCCATGACCTACGTTACGCCCGACCGATACAATGCGCTGGTTGCGTCGAACTTCGCCGGAACGCCACTTTTCTACACGGTGCAGGGTGGGCAGCTCAAGACGGTGACGGCGGGTGATGGCAACGTGGTGATGCAGGGCCAGTTCAAGTTCACGCCCCTGTCCGGCTCGAACCTCACGAACGCGATCATCGACAACTACCCTGATGCGTACTTCTTCGGGACGCTGATGTTCCTGTACCACCACATGCGCAACTGGGTGGCGAAGGGTGAGCAGCGAGCCGAGTTCATGCGAGTCATGGATTCCATCAAGCGCGACCAGCAGGCCCGCAAGTATCCCGGCCCGCTGGAGGTCAAGCCGCGATGATTCCGCTGATTGGGTTTGCTCCTGACGCCGACCCGACGACGCCCGGGGTAATCACCGACTGCACGAACCTGATCCCCTACGACAACGGGATGGAGGGCGGGCCTGCGGCGACGACGCCAGCGGATACCCCGGCTCTTGCAGCGGAATGCCTAGGCGCTGCGATTGTGACGAACCTCTCTGGTGTTCGCCGCATCATCGCCGGAGCGGCCACGAAGCTCTATGAGCTTTCCGGTGGCGTGTGGGATGACGTTTCCCGGGTGGCCGCGTACAACGCTGGCGCGGACAGCCGTTGGTCGATCACGCAATTTGGAAACTCTACACTGGCGGCAAACAAAGGCGACACGATCCAGCGCTCTACGGCTGTTGGTGTGGACTTCGCGGACATTGCTACGGCTCCGAAGGCGGAAATAATCTTCTCGGTTGGCTCTCAGGTCATGGCGTTAAATGTCAACGATGGAACGGACAAGCCCGATGGCTGGGCGTGCTCCGGCATCAACGACGACACGACTTGGACGGCCTCGGCTATCACGCAGGCGAATAATGGCCGTCTGGTCTCCACTCCGGGGGTTCTGACGGCAGGAGCTCGGCTTGGTGAGTTCGCGGTGGCTTACAAGAACAAGACCATTTATCTCGGTCGGTATGTGGGCGTCCCTAGCGTGTGGGACTGGACGCCCGTAGCCGGTGGCGAGGCCGGATGTGTCGGCAAGGAAGCGATCTGCGACCTGGGAGGAGTCCACTTCTTTGTGGGCGACGATAACATTTTCATGTTCGATGGGACGCGCCCTGTTCCAGCGGCTGATGGTACGGTGCGCCAGTGGTTCAACGACAACTGCAACCCGTCCTACCGCTACCGCTGCAAGTGCGTATTTGACCGCAAGAACAATCGGGTATGGCTGTTCTTCCCGTCCAACAGCTCGCAGGTTTGCGACTCGGCGCTGGTGTACCACGTTGGCCGCAAGCGTTGGGGCGTGTCGAATCGGACCATCGAGGCGGCGCTGAACTACATTGGCTCCGGCCTGACCTATGACACCTGGGATTCTGCAGGTGCGACCTACGACACGCTGCCTGCTGCGCTGTCCTATGACTCGCCCTTCTGGCAGGCAGGCTCCCCGGTGTTGGCCGTGTTCAATTCTTCGCACCAATTGCAGACGCTGGATGCAGACTCGGTTTCTTCCGGGTTCACAAGTGGTGAGGTCGGGGACGACTACCAATACTCGCTCCTGACGGGGATTCGGCTGCGATATGCGCCGGGCTTCGGCCCTGCTTCGGCAACGGTGCAGACCTACCACAAGGCAAACTCGGGTGACTCCTACACCACCGGGGCGGCTGGCTCCATCGCTGACGGGAAGTTTGATGTGATGGTAGAGGACCGCTGGCACCAGTCGGACTTCTCGTTTACCGGCCCCGTTCGCGTGACTGCCGGGATGG